GAGGTGCCTGCGATGACGGCAGGGGTGACGGTGACGTTGACTACGACTGTGCCGTCGTACCTGAGTAGGTCTTGACGGTAGTCGTTGGATGACCGGTATGCGGTCATAGGGCTATGCCGCCTCTAGGTCAACAACCCGAGTACGCAAGTCTTTGACTGCCAGCACAAGCAGCGACAGGTAGGCCGTCTTGTTGATACCGGTCAGGAACGAGTCGCCCAGCTCTTCGCCCTCAAAGTTCGCACCCTTCACAGCGAGGAACGGCGAGATGGCGTCCATGTCCTCAGCGAGCGGACCAATCTCGGGGTAGCCCGGTGAGTTCAGGCGGTTCCACAACTTCGGCACCACGCTGTCGATCATGTCGGCGGTGAGGTGCGTGCCGAGGTCGGCGGTGATGTTCTCCTTCTCGGCGGCAAGCGAGGAGTTGCGCTTCAGCATGTAGGTGCCGAAGCCAGTCGCAGCCCACTCAGCATCGTTGCCCGTTCCTGTCGTTGGAACGCCGAAGTAGTTTTCACCCGAAGGGACATACACGCCGCCGTTTAAGATGGTGAATACCGTGTCGTTGCCCGCCGAGAACGAGATTTCATTTGTGCCGCTGCGGTACATGCCGAGGTCGGTGTCCGAGTCGAACGAGAACGTCGGTGCGGCTGCCGACCCGTTGTTGCCCTTGAACGCATCGAAGTTGTAGACGTCGCCGGAGTCGTCGCCACGGATACCGAACGAACCGATGCGGACACGTTCAGCACCACCCGTAGCAATACCGAGCGAGTCAGCCGCCTGCCTGAAGATGCCGGTGTTCGTATCCGACTGGAAGTTGATTGCTGGGTCAGCAGCCGAGCCGTTAGTGAAGCGAACTTCGCCCTTGAACTGAGAGTTGCCGCTTTGGTCAATGTGGAACCGACTCGCTAGCCCACCACGGCTTGTGCCGGTGAAGAAGTCGAGGTCATATCCGCTAATGATCGACAACGCCGGGCTGTCGCTGCCGAGATTCGTAAACGCAGCTTCGGCGTGGTTCGATACGCCAGAGTCGATAATGGTAAACGCACGGTTCTGACTGGCGACTTGGAAGTTGCCAGCAGGCCCGTTCGTGCCGATGCCGACTGCGCCAGTCAACCCGATCTTGTTCTCGGACGTGTCGAGCAGAATCTGACACGACGAATCGTTGCCGCCTCCTCGAATGTAAACGTCGCCAGACGAGCCAGCAGAAACAAACGTGTGCCCTCCGTCTGACATAATGACGTACTCGTCACCGCTTGCCTCCGCCATGCCAGCAGTACGAAGACCAACATAACTAGCAGAGAAAGTCTGCCCAAGAACGATGCCGCCGTCAGCACCGCCCGACTGCGCCGTAAAATGCCCAGTCGAACTCGTATCACCATTAACCGTCAGGCCAGTAACCGTCGGAGTAGTCGTCCAACCAGACGTACCTGAACCAGTACCAGCCAAGACTGAATTAGCAACAGCGTTTGAATCGCCAGTACCAACCTTCGTTTCCAACGCAATAATCGCGCCAGAATGATTTGTGTGTACGACATCATGCTCAAACCCAGAGTCATCCATTTCCGTCGAAGACGACGGCGACGGTTGCTGCGTGCCTGAATCAAGCGACCCTGGATAGTTTGTAGCCATCAGTCTTCCTCAGCAGCCTCCTGCGGCTGCGACAACTTCGCAATCTGCACCGCTTGCACGGCGATCTCGAAATGCAGGGGGTACCGTTCCCGGATCACCTGCATTACCTCCTCAGCAGTTATTTCCATTAGCCCTCCAAGGCTTCAAGTCGAGTAGTTAGATCAGCAACTTGGGTACGAAGGTCTTTGACTGCGAGAACAAGTAGCGACAAGTACGTCGTCTTGTTGATACCAGTCAGGAAGGTCGTGCCGTCTTCGTTGTAGCCGTGCGCGCCGAGGTGCGGCGAGATGGCTTCCATGTCTTCAGCGATCGGGCCGATCTCAGGGATGCCAGGGCTGTGGATACGGTTCCACAGTTTTGGCTCCACTTGGTCGATCATGTTTGCCGTAAGCTCGTCGCCAGGGTCTTGGATATTTTCTTTCTCGCCCCGAAGCGAACTGTTGCGCTTTAGTTCGTAGTTACCAAACCCGGTAGCTACCCACTCGGCGTCGTTGCCCGATCCAGTGTTTGGGAAGGCAAAGAAATCAACGCCGTTTTCCAAGTAAAACAGTTCATTGCCGATTGCTACTCGTTTAGCGCCATTGGTTGCGAAATTAATTTCGTCGGTCGCGCCGAGGTACATGCCGTTGCCCTCATCGCTGTCAAACGTAAACGTCGGCGCAGCAGCAGACCCGTCATTGACCTTCACCAGGCCGTTGATGTCAACGTCGCCGTCAACAATCAAATCGTCGAGCGTGCCAACCGACGTAATCGCGTCTTGAGTAGCAGTCGTCAACGTGCCCGCAAGACTCGTAGCCGACAGGGTGCCGTTGCTGGCGTTGTAGGTCAACGCAGAAGCGTCTGCGAGAACAGCTTCGCTACCTGTGCCATCCGTTGCAAGCAACGGAAACAGCGTTGCATCTGATCCTGCATCAGCAACAGTCACAGTCGAAGCCAAAGTGGCCGTTGCAGCGTTGCCAGTGCATGACGCAGAACTGCCGCTGGCATTACCAGTCAACGCACCAACAAACGTCGTAGCAGTCAACGTCGCATTACTAGCGTCGTACGTCAGGCCAGCATCCGTTTCCGGCGTCAGGCTACCCGTAGCACTTTCAAACAACGCCGGGAAACACGTTGCATCAGCCGTGTCCGTAACAACAACCTTGGTAACAGCGTCGTCGTGGATCTTGGCTGCTGTTACCTGATCGTCGCCGATCATCGCAGTACTGACCGTCGCCCAACCAGACGTGCCCGAACCAGTACCCGTCAACACAGTGTTCGCAGCCGGAGCCGAAGACCCCGTACCAACCTTCGCCTCAACCGCCTGAACAGCATCACCGACGTTCTCATGCAAATCCGAATGCGACGGATGACCCGCAGTCGAATCACTCAGCGCCGTACCAGCAGCAGGCTTAGAATCGCCGCCAACCGTTGCAGCATCATCAGCAGAAGTAGGAAAGTTAGTAGCCACGAGTCAACCTCACGGGGTCAGATCAAGAGTGAAAATGCCAGACGCGTTAAACGTCAACACAAAGTCACCAGCAGACGACGACTTGTCTGCACCAAAATCGATGTAACAAATCAGCGGGTCGTTCGTCAGCGAATCGTCGTACACCACAGCCGCTCGAGCCGTGATCGTTGACGACGCCCACGTCAAGTTGGCAGCATCAAACGTGATCGTGCCGCCCGACTGGGTCAGGGTCACCGAAGACAGCGACTTGCCGCCGGCGTCATAGCCAGTGCCAGACACCTCGTTGGTGACATCCGACTTGAAGTCGTGCGTCCCGAAGTTAGGGGAGTAGGACGATGTAACCAGCATGACCTTGAACCGGTCAGCGGTCGTGTCGTCCAGATCAAGGGCAAGATCGTTCTTCAGTGCGTTAAGGAACGTAATGCCATAAAGGCCGCTAGCCATTACTTCTTCTTCTTCTTCTTAGGCATCGGCTTCGCAGCCTTCTTGCCAATCTTGCTGTAAGGCTTACCTTTAGGCATAACAACGCCAGACAACGTGAAAGAGGGGCCGGGCCACGCACCCGACCCCCCTTAACACTACACCATCAACACTTATCAGTTAGCGCCGATGCTGGACGAGGTTTCGATCCGCTGGAGCGAAGCCTCACGGAAACGGTTGTAACCGACCAGGTGGTACCAGCCGACCGTCTGGAAACGACGGAGGCTGTCGGTCACGGGACCGAACACGACGGACGGGTTCTCACCGAAGCCAGCGCCACGGCTGTGAGCCTTAGCGAGAGCCTGCTTACCGCAGATAACGGTGTTGTAGCCGTCCACGTTCGACGCACCGTCGTTGGTGCCGTGGTCAATACGGGGCGTCTCGATGAAGTCCACGCCGCCGAAGGTGCCGATGCTGCCCATGCGGACACCAGTGCCATCCTGACGGATCTGGTACTGAATGATGTCAGTAACAGCGGTGTCTTCACGAAGGTCGAACGACACGTCCGGGTGGATGAAGCCGACGTACACGCCGCCGTCCATCGTCGGAGCCGAGTCGCCACGAAGCGCAGCAACAGCCTTGCGGATCAGCGACGCCGTAATGGTGTCGCCAGCAGCAAGCTCGCCGGTAGCAGTCGCATCGCCGCCATAAGCAACGTTAGAACCGCCAACAAGGACAGCCTGAACGATCTTGTCGATCGAGTTGCCCATGTTGTAACCGATGATGTTTGCAGCATCAGCATCCACGTTGAGGAACGAGGTGCCACGAAGCTTCGCCGTGGTGGTGACAGCGTTGCCGTACTCGGCAAGGGTCACGGTAACGGTCGAGTCGCCAAGGGCAACAGCGGTCACATCCGAAGTCTCGGTCAGGGCCGAAACGGCCTGCGAGAGATCGTTGTAGATGTTGAACTGGACAGCGGAGCCAGGGTGCGACTGGTTGGTGGACTTAACGTCCGCAACCATCTCGAACATCGGCTGGCTACGCAGCGCGAAGTAGGCAAGCTGTTCAAATGCAGTGGTATCTGAAGATACCGAAGAAGCCTGAGTCAAGGCCATGATTGGGATTCCTTCCCATCAGGCCCACCTCAGCTACATCAGACTGCTGCGTTCCAAGTGTGGCCGTGAGCTTCCATCAGCTCTCGCAGTTCGTCAGGGTTATTTGTCTGACGAATCAACGTATCGAGTTCAGGATTGGTAACAGGGCCAGCATCGTCAGCCGCCATCGCGATTCGCTGCTCAGCCCCATAATCAACCTGGGGTTGCTGCGCCTGCACCGGCTGTCCGGTGAGACCCAGTTCGGCAGCTTCTGCACGAATAGCGTCCGCAGTCATTTCGCCGTCGTAGCCCCGTATGAAGTACTGACCCTGCTTTGAGTTTGGGTCAACACCTGCATCTCGGAACGATACTTCGCGCTGCAACTGCGCCAACTGTGCGACAGCTTCGTCTCCGGCCTTAGCCCGAGCTTCCATATCGCGTCGCCAGTTTGGCTTCGATTCTTGGCTAACAGAGTCTTCAGCCTCGGTGGGCATTTCATCTGTCATATGTCACTCACCTTCGATACGCGTCTACAACGGTGGAATGCAGACGGAGAATGGATGGAATAGCTCGCCTCGCATGAGGGCCAATCCACTCATAAACATACAGCGCTAAGAATAGCTATGTCAAGTAGCTCGGCCAAGACCGGCAGCGCCGCCGCCAGTCACAAGCGAACCCATCTGGCGACGACCACGCTGCTGCCGTTGCGCCCGCAAACGAGCCACATCAGCAGTCGCCTCAGAATCCAACCCAAACTCTGCTGCGGCTAGCTCAGAAGTCGTCACAGCCTGGTTCTCGCCCAGAAGCTGCTGCGTCAAGCCACGGTCGCCCTGAAGCCGCTCAGTGACCTCTCGACGCTGCACACCAAGATCAGCAAGCCGTTCCGCAGTCTCCCGCTCAAAGCCGCCGCCAAGCGTTCCCATCGCCGCAGACGACAACCCGGCAGCTTCCATCTGCAACCGCTGCTCAATAATGTTCGTGCCTCGTTCAGGGTCTAGGTAGAACGCCAACAATTCGCCGTCGTTCTCCACACCGACCCCGTACAAATCCCGCAACTGGGTTTTCAAGTTTGGGTCGATTCCTTGGACCGCTGCCGATGCCATCGACACACGCTGCGTCATCTCGTTCGGTGACACATCATTGCCGATAAACGCCGCAAGATCGTCGGGCGAGTCGTAAAACCCCTCAGGAATACCAGCAGCCATCATTGTTTGCTTGTAGCTACGCTCAAGGCTGACGTACTCGGCAGGCGAAATCGCAGACAACCCTGCGTCAGTCCGCATCTGCATACCTTTAAACCGTTCTTGGAACCGTTCCGATTGCCGCAAGCGCAGCACAACGGCATCAGTAGAAGACCCGTCAATCAGCATGTTGTACGCCTCGCTGGTCAAGTCTTCCAGCCCGTACTGGCGAAGCGTGTCTCGGATGATCTCAACGGCATCGCGGGCGTCTTGCTTTTCCTGAGCAGAAATCGCAAGGTCGTCTTCGGTTACG